TGATCGCCGCGGTATTCGCTCGAGCGGTCGGAGCCGTCGTCCCGAGCCGCAGGATCGCCGCCTCGCCAGCCTTCAACTTCGCGTAGGAGACTAACGTCGTCGTCCCGGTTCCGAGTTCGACGAAGTTCGTCGGGCCGAGATTGCGAAAGTAGGCGTAGCCCGGAGTGGAGACGTCGGTGACGCTGAGAGTCTCTCCCGACGTACCGATCGACTGGACTCCTCCCGTCGCGTTGCTTCCGCTCATGTCGACGGAGAGGACGCCGGGATTCTCCGAGTGCGAGAGAAAGGACTTCTCGACTTGCATCTTGAGGTTGAGCGTGATCTCGTTCGCCATCAGAAGTTCTCCGAGAGGAGGTTGAAGTTCGCGAAGCCTGGGAACGGCTGGACGAGATCGACGAACTCGGCGCGGAAGACGCCTTGTGCGTCGGCGTTCGTCTGAACCTGCCCAAGTTGGTTCCGCCGCGGACTCTGGAGCATGTGGTACTCCTCGTCCTGCCTGAATCGGTGCGTGATCTGAAACTTCTCGATCCCGATGCGCGTCGCTGTCGCGCCCGTGTAGAGCACCTGTCCGATCGGAGCGCCTTGGAACGCGACGAGATTCCGCCGGCCGCGCGCGAGCCGGATGTTCTGGCTCCTCGTCGGAAACGACGCCGCCGAAACAGTCTCGACGATCGTCACGTCGCTCATGCGGACGAGAACGGAGAGCGGCACTCCGGCTTTGTCGATCTTCGTCCCTCCGCAGTCGACTCCGGTCGCCGTTCCGTTCGTCGGGATCGTCACGCCAGTCCGGTAGGCATCGCGGAACTCAGCCGCGTAGTCGATCGTGATCTGGACGTATCCCTCCTCCTGCGGCAGTTTGTCGCCGGGTTCGGAGTTCTCGTAGGTGAAGTCGACTTCCCAGACTCCGAGCGTGTCCGGGACGCTGCGGATGTTGTAGGCCGTGCAGTAGATGACCTTCTCGTCGGGGAAGAGTTCGCCGATGTCGGGGAGCGAGACGCCGAACTGGTCGCGCACGGTCTTCGGCGTCGTGATCGTCGAGGCGTCGTCCCAGATCCGGAACTTGCGAGACGCGGTGACTCTTCCTCCGCTCTCGGAGTAGGCGCGCGTCTCCTGCAACTCGATGTACTCGACCGCCATTACGCGAACCCTCCTGCGCCACCCGTCGAGACGAGCGACTCGAGCGCGCGAACCATGCGCGCGTCGTTGTTCTTCTTCTCGGAGTCGGGATAGGCGTCGAACTTGAACGTCCCGAGCGCCGTGCTCGCGCCCGTGATTCCCGCAGCCTGCGACGTGATGCGCTCTTCCTCGATGCGCGTAGCCTCGTCGAACGCGGACTTCTGATCGGCGATCTGCTTCTCGCGCGCCTTCGCAGCGTCATCGTCGGCCTTCTGCCGATCCTTCGCGACCTTCTCAGCCGCCTTCCTCTCCTGCTCCGCGGCGTCCTCGATCGCCTTTGCCTCCTTCGCGGCGCGGTCGGCGATGATCTTCGCGTCGGCCTCCTCCTGCTTCGCGATCTTGTCGCGCGTCTCGTCGGCGTTCAACTGGACGCGAGCCTCGTACTCGCGACGGATCGCGTCCTTCTGCGCCTCGGTGTTCGCGTTCGCGAGTTTGTTCGCCGCCTCGAGTTCGAGCCGCTGCTCCTCCTTGAGTCCGCGCTCGAATATCGCCTGCTTGACGTCGCCTTCCTTCTCGAGCCGGCGGACGGCGATCTCGAACTCGAGATCCGCGGCGGTCTGGAGCGTCGCGGTAGCCTCGCGCGCCTCGGCCTCCTTCTGCGCAACGATCTTGAGCCTACGGTCTGCGGCCTCGATCGTCTTCTCGAACTCCTCCTGAAGCCGAGCATCCATCTGCTCGCCCGTCTCGTAGCCGAACGCGCTGACGAGTGCCGTGCCGATCGACGTGCCGAGCCGATACGCCGCGCCGATGATCGGCGTCGACTTGACGAGATTCTCGAGCGCCGTACCGAGTCCCTCCTCGCCGGCCGTCTCCGCAAAGTCCGCCACCCGGTCGAGCAACTGGACGGGGTTGATGAAGCCCTCAAACTTCTTCTGGATTCCACCGCGCGAGCGGTCGAGCCACGCGCCGAACTTCGACTGGTACTTCTCGGCAGCGCCCTCGGCGGACTGCGCGGCCTTCTGCTCGGCCTCGACGAGACTCCGCTCCATCTCGGAGTAGTCGGCCTTGACAGAGATGGTGATTTCGCCGCCGTTCATCGGATGCTCTGCTCCACATATCGGCGCGCCCACGTCTGAGCATCAGACGCCTTCGGCTGCTGCGACTCGAAGCCGCGCGCCGCGAAGACGAGATGCGCCTCGAACTCCGCGCACGTCAGGTCGAGCGGGTTGCCGAGTCCCGGCGCGCTCCGTGCGATGAGATGCGCCTCGGCGAGCCAATCCCGCGGCCTCGGCGGTGCCGCGGGGCCGCTCATTTTCCCGCAGGAGCCTCGCGCTCGTCCTCGCGACCGAAGCCGAGGAGACGGAGCGCGAGTTCCGTGAGCGCCTTCGGCTCGAGTCCGTCTCCGATCAGGTCGGCGAACTCGGAGCCAGCCTCGATGACGCGCATCGCGCCGGCAAGCGTGTAGCAGTCGAGGATGAGCGCAGAGGCGACGAGAGCGTCCTTCCGGGCCTTCTCGACGGCCGCGAGCGCGTTCGGCTCGCCGGCGATCTCGGCGTTCCTACGGGCGATCCTCGCGCGTTCGTCGGCGAGGTCTGCCGTAAGCGCGATTCGCTGCCGGACGGTCAACGGGCGAGCGGTGACGACGCGCCCGTCCGGGAGCGTCACGTCGATCGGATGTACTGCCATTCTTCTATCTCCGCTTTGCCCGGAGCGCCGCGAGGAACTCGTCGCCATTCGTGACGAGAGAGCGATCGTCGGCGCGCCGAGCCATGTAAAAGTCGAGATTCGCGAGCGTGATCTCGCTCGCGTTGAGAGCGCACTTGACTGCCGCTTCCTCGTCGATCTTCCCCGGCGAGATGCGCCGCGTGATCCGACGTCCGTCCTTCGTCTGGAGCGTGACGATCCAGTCGGAGGAGCCGGGAGCGAAGAGAGCGATCGTCTCTGCGCTCATTCGGTCAGCCAAGTGACGACGGGAGCAACGCCGTCCGCGTTCGCAAAGTTGACCGTGCAGGTAAGTTCGCCAGCCGCGTTGCTGTTGAAGGCGAACGACGAGAAGGCGGCGTTGCTGACGATCTTCGCGTCGTTAGTTCCGGTGCCGTCATAGATGGTCAGCGTGACGGCAGGCCGAGCCGCGGTTCCCTCTTGCGTCGAGGTGAATAGCGAGGTCGCCGTGCTTGTCGCTGTCGAGTTGACACCGACGATGCAGTTCAACGTGCCCTGAAGGTCGAGCATTCCAAGCCGGATACGCTTGCCCGTGTCTCCGAACGACGTGTGATCGGCCTGAAAGCGAGAGAGCGTCGCCGCATACGAGTTCACCTTGAGGAGACTCTGAGCGGTTCCGTTGATCGTGTAGGAGACGTTTCCGTCGCTGCCGATGAGATAGCGGTCGATTGCCATGCTTGGCTCCTTAGATGTCGTGCGCGACGACGCGCCACCGTTCGATCATCGTCCAACCGTCGTCCGTGAATGAGGGGACACCCCTCGAGACGCGCGTCGCGCGAGCCGCGTCGAATCCGGTCACGGACATCGGAGTCGCGAGAGCCGTCGCCACGGCATCCGCGACCGAGTATGCGTCGTGGCCTTCGGTTCCATACTGGATCTGGAACTCGATATCGAGTTCGTGCTTCGTCAGTCCGCCGAAGAACGGCGTCGTCCGAACCTCTGTCGCGGCGAAGATCAGCAGAGGTAGCGTCTGGTTTGCCGGCCCTGAGTTGAGGTATATCTTCTGCCCGACGAGAGCCGTGAGGCTTGCCGTCGCGTAGAGGCGCGTCTTCATCGCGTCGAGGATTGCCTTGCTCATTTCGCCTCCCGCAGCGCGGTCTTGATCTGGACGGCGATCAACTTGATGGAGACGTCTGCAATCGGCCTGAGAGATGGCCTGAGATACGGTCGCTTCTTCATCCGGCGAGTGCCGAACTCGAGCCACTTGGCATAGGGAACGTTCGATCCGAAGCGCAGGATCGCCGTCGAACCTTGTCTGTAGACCGCCGAGATCGAATCACCTCCAGCACCCCACACGCGCTCGACACTCCACGACGCGCGGAGACGGTTCGTGTTGACTGCCGGAGGGTTCCCCGGAAGCGATGCGCGATGGTATCCCCGAGCGCGAAGGTTGCGTCCCTTCGCATTGCCCTGCGCGACGCGGTAGAGTGTTCCCGTACCCGGCCTCGAGAGCGTCGCCTTGACGATCCGGCTTGCGGCGATCTGCGATGATGCGAGTCCCTTGACGATGCCGAGCATAACCGTCGTCTGGATTCCGGACTTGTCGAACCTCGCGCCAGTCATGGATCCGCGACTCCATCCGGCTCGATCTCCACGGCATCGACGACGGTCATGCTGAGATGGGGAGCCGCAAGCGTCTGCTGCAACTCACCCGGATTCGTCGAGCCGATCACTCTCCATCGCCTCCATGAGGAGACTTCGGCATCACGAATCTCCGCGTCGATCGGGACATTCGTTCCGCGCGGGAAGAAAATCTGGACGCCAGTACGTCCCTCCTGCCTTCCCTGCACGAACGGCTCGGCCTGAGATGCCGGCTGGACGAAGCCCTTCTCGACGACGACACGGCCGAAAGACCTAGCCACCGATCCATCCGAACTAGTCGAGTAGACCGGATGGTAGACGTAGAGCGTGATTCCGAATCGCGAAATGAGCGCCTCGATGCTCACCGGAGACGCCTCCATCCGTCGAGCATCGCCTTCTCCTCCATCTCGATCTCCGATCCAGAGCGTAGCGAGTAGGAGTAGCCGCCGAGCGATTCGCTCGAGACGCCAGGATCGCGCTGCCGGCCGCGATAGATCCGCGTCGCGATCGAAGTCGCAGCCTGCTCGATGTCATACGGGACGGTCGTGAAGCCGCCGTTGTAGTCGACGAGAAAGCCCTGATACCTCCGCAGCGTGTCGCCGTAGATGATGCCGCGATCGTAGTCGATCGCGTAGTCCGTCAAGCCCTCGGTCGGTGCCTCGAGGAGCGCCGTCTGCTGCTTGAGGTCGCGTCCCGCGATCTTGCGGAGGTACGCCGACTTCACGTTTAGGAGCGCGGACGCCGAGAATCCGGTCGTCGCGTTGATCTGCGCCGCCATCTCCGAGGTCGAGTCATGCGACGCGAACGTGAGCGTCGTCGAGGACTCCTGCCCGTTCGACGCGGCACGGAAGAGATGGACGTGCGTGTCGTTGACCGAGATCGTGCAGGCGATGTCCGTCGAGATCGTCGAGTCGACGGATATCACGTTGTCGCCGCCGGCCCCGACGAAGCGCACGTTCTCGACCGGATTGTGCAGGAGCGCGACGCGGTTCGCGCCGTAGGTGTCGTGCCACTCGTAGTACCGCTGCGAGACGAAGTTCCGGGCGCAGTAGCGCTGGATCATCGCGCTCGCTCGGTCGATCGAGTACTCGAGAACGGTGTCGTCCGTCGTCGACGTGATGCCGAGGAACGCCTTCAGCGTCGCAAGCGAAACGAGAGAGTTAGTCGAGATCGCCATTCGGTTCCCTCGTCTTCTTCTTCGGCTTCTCCGGCGGTCGAGTCGAATCCACGAAGAGCGGCGCAGGCTCGACAACGTGCCGAGCGTAGCCCTTCGAGACGAGCGCCTTCGCGACCGCCTCGCTCGCGTTGATGATCGCTCCCGGCCGTAGGTCGCGCCGGCCGACCCCCGGCTCATGGATCGCGCAGTTCCGGAGGATGACTAGAAGGTCATGCATTGACGCGGCCTCCCGTTCGCGTGGTAGTCCGTGAGATACTGCGTGATCGACCGTAGATCCTCTCCCGGCCATGTCACGACGTTCTGGAGATGGCCGATCCGGACGCGAGGACAGAGACAGATGCGCTTGCCAGACTGCGCGAGACGCTGCCAGAAGAAGATGTCGTCGTCGATCCTCCCGTCCTCCCATCTGCCTTCCGCATTCGGCACGCCGAGGAACAGCGGCCGCTTGAGTTCGCGGAGCGCATCCGTCCGGATCAGCGTAAGGCCGAAATGCCCGGTATGCATATCGAGCGCGTCGGTGTAGAGTTTGTCCTCCGAAAAGGACTTCTGCAACTCGCCGTCCTTCGACTTGATCGAGAAGAGCGGGAGATCCTTGTCGCGTCCGATCTGGAGAGGACAGAGTGCGGCGACGTCCGGGTTCGTCTCCATGACTTGCCAGAGTCGAACGATATCCTCGGCGTCGAAGATCGAATCGTAATCGACCGTGAGGATGTACTTCACGCCATCGGTCGCGAGCAGTTTGTCGATGAGGCGCTCGAGGCATTGTCCCCAGAAGACTCCGGTCGCGCGCGAGACGTCGATCCCGAGCGCCGACGACGCCTGATGGAGCACGCCTTGCGTGTCCGTCCAGCAGACGCGCGGGAGCGACATGATCGCGTGTATCTGGTTCAGCGGACGCGGAGGAGCCGGCCGCGAGTACTTCCGCGCCGTGACCGCGATGCGCTTCGTCGTCGCGTTCCATGACCATCCGGACGTTCCTCCGACGATCTCGAAGCCGGCGAGGTTGAGCGTCCTCGACAACTTCTCGCGGTTCCAGATCGAGCGCGCTCCGCTCTTCTCCGTGTCGCCGAGAAGCATCGTCTCCGTCTCCGGCTCGCCGGAGTTGTACGCCTCGAGAACGCCGTCAAAGTCCGGGACTTCGAGCGTGAGCGTGCCTCCGTCCTTCAGTTGCGCCGCGATGCCTCGAAGCCATCCGATCGCCTGATCGGTAGGGATGCGAGTAAGACCGTCTCCGATATCCGCGCCTTCCTTCAGTTCGTTCATGTTGTCTCCTGCCTTCCGGCTCCGGAATGATAGAGCGGCCGCGGACAAGCCGCGACCGCTCCGGGAGAAAGAAGAAGGTTTGGTCAGCGGAAGAAGATGTTCGTCACGCCAGCCTCAGTCGCGGAAGAAACCGCGTCCGAGCCTTCCGAGAGCATGATGTTCACGGTCTGCCGGCCAGAAGCCGTTCCGCCCGTGAACTTGAGGTACCGCTTTCGTCCCTTCAACGGGAAGCCGAGGACGAACTTCGGCTGAGTCGACGCGACCGATCCGGTTCCGATCGTGTAGTCGGTTCCGGCGACGAGTCCCGTCATCGTTTCCCACGTCGAGTTGTCGTCCGAGTGCTCGACTCGGCAGTTCGTCGCGACGGTTCCGGCGACGGTCGCGTTGTACATCACAAGCGCGTATCCGAAGCCCTTCGTGTCCGCAGATGCCGTCAGTACGGTTGTCGCGACATTCTCGACGGCCGTCACGATCTTGATGTTCTGGAGACTGTTCATGGTGTCCTTTCGGATGAGGGGCCGGAGGATACTCTCCCCCGGCCCCCGTCCTGTTCAATCTCAGCCCGTGACGATCTGCGCCGCGCCCATCTCGGCAGCGGACGTGCGTCCATCGGCCGGGTTGGTCAGAGTGCAGACGAGAACGCCTGTCGTGAAGATCGAGCCGCCGACGGTGGTGACCTTGAGGTAGCGCTTCTTCCCGCGGAGATCGACGTTGTAGATGACCTTCGCGTTGTTCGTCAGCGTTGCGGCCGAACTCGGGGTCCAGTCAGTTCCGGCTGTGAAGCCCGGAATCGCCGTGTGTCCAGAGCCAGCCGTATCGCTGTGTTGGAGCGCGTGATTGGTGAGGATGGTGCCGAGGCTGTTCGTCGTGGGTGAAGTTCCCTCGAAGAGAGCGATCGACGCATAGGAGAAGCCAGCCGTGTCGAACTCGGCAGTCATCAGCGCGGTCACGGCGGTCACGCCGACAGTCGCGCAGACTTGCTTGTAGTTTGCTCGCATAGTTGAGATCCTCCTTCGGATCAGAGTCGGAACTTGATGACGCCGCCGGTGGCGGAAGAGCCGCCGACGTTCGCGCAAACGATGTCGACGCGCTCCGTGCCGCGGACGACGCGCTCGTCCTGCTCGAACGCATTCAGCGCCGAGTCGGAGAAGGCGATCGAGGTGGCGCGACGATCGCCGAGGTAGCAGGCCTGCGCGAGGTCGCCGATGTAGGCGACGGTCGAGTCTCCAGTCGACGGCGTGTAAGCGATGGCCTGAGTGAACTCGACCGGGTAGCCGAAGAAGCGCGGCTCGCGGAGTCCGGCAGCGACTTCCGCAGCGGTCGCACCGCCGGCAGCGAGCGCCAGACGCTCGAAGACGGCGTGGTAGGTCGACTTGTTGCAGTAAATCTTGATGTTGTTCCGCTGCGCCGCCCAAGCCGGAAGCAGACCGATCGCCGTGCCAACGTTGGCAGCGGTGATTGCACCGTATGACGACTGACCGGAGTCGCTGATCTGGTACGTCGTGTCGGTCAGCGCATTCGCGAGGCCGACGACGCCGCCGTAGGTCGAGGTGCCGTCGCCGTTGAATCCGGCGTCGTCCTCCTTGAAGGCGAACTGGTACGCGATCTCGTTCGCGACGTCCGAGGCGAGGTCGATGACCGAATCCTCGAGGAGTTCGTTCGAGATCGTCGCGAGCGCGGTCAACTTCTTCGCGACGAGTTGCACGTTGTCGAAGCCCATCGTCGACTCGGTGGCAGCGATAGCCTCACCGACCCAGTAGGCGGTGAGTCCGGTGTTCTTGCGCGGGATGCGGAGCGTGTCCGAAGCCATGCGGTAGATCTTCGCGTTGCGGCGGAAGACGCCGTACTGCTCGCGCAGCGTGACGAGTTCAGCGGCCATCTCGTCGGGGACAAGGAAGCCGCCCTGCGTGTTGACGCCTTCGGTGTGGGCCTTGACTTGAATGCCGAAGTTCTTGCAGTAGTCGAGCGACTTCTTGTGGCCGAGGGTCGCGAGGCACCATGTGCCGAACTTCCAAGCCATCTCCTTCGAGGTGAACGCCTTGCGGCCGACCGAGTAGACCGGAGCGCGTTCCCAAGGCTTCTCGTCGACGTTCGCGACGGCGGTGATGCCGCGCGGGAGCGAGTCCATGCGAGCGGCGATCTCGCGGCGGATGGTCTTCGCCATCGTCTCCTTGTCGTCTTCCTTCATGGCGTCGTTCTCCATGCCGGCGGAAATGGTGACGTCGAGGTTTTCCGGATCGACCGCCATGCCTTCCATGTCGGTGATGAGATAGTTCTCGAGGATCAACTTCTTCTGAAGGGTGACGCCGTCGACACCCTTGATGCGGCCGGCGCGCTCGAGCGCGGCCTTGAACTGGTCGGTGTTCATCGTCTTCATGTCTTGTCCTTCCGTGTCAATGCGACATCCGTCCCTTCCGAGCGAGGCGGAGCGTTTCAGGCGACGAGCCGTAGCGCTGCCGAACGGTCAGAGCCAGATGCGGCCCCGAGCGCGAGCAAACTCGCGATCGACGGCCTCGGATACCTTGATCGACCGCGCGGCCTTCGTGCATGAGGCCGCGGGAATCGTGATGGAGACGACGGTACGCTTCGGCGTCTCGATGCCGAACCACTTGCGCGCCGCGGCTGGCGAGCAGATGCCCTTCTTGACCGCGACGATCAGAGCGTCCGGGTTCGCCTGAAGCGGAGCAAGACTGACCTCGAGCAACTTCCAGCGCGAGAAGATCGTCTGAACCTCGTCGCCGTACTTCTTCCGGTCGACGTCGGTCGCGCGGCGGACGCCGCCGGCCTCGGGGACATAGCCGACCGAGACGGCGCGAACGATGCCCTGCCCGACGAGAGACGCCGCGACCTCGGGAAAGAACTCGCCGGAGTAGCCGTCCGGCCGCTTTGCGAAGACGAACTCGCCGAGGATGTCGCGCTCGCGGCGCTTGAGTTCGACGGTCGTCCCGATCGGCTCGGAGTAGTCGTGGTTCCAGAAGAGCGTCGGGTTCTGCTCGAACTCCTTCGAGTTCATGCCGCTCGGGATCAGAACCTCGCCGTCGCGGTCGAGCGTCTCGGCCGTGATGACGGCGGTGAATCCCTTTGCGGTCGCATTCATCTCGGCGGCGAGCGCCTTCCGCTTTACTTCGACCTTCATCGCTCCTCCATGATTCGCGCGGCCTGAGCCTCGGCGCGCTCGAAGATTTCTCGGTTCGCTCGGATCGACTGCTTCGCGATCGCGTCGAGTTCGGCGTTCACCTCGGCCTCGGCCTCGCGGAGAATCGCCTCCGTCTCGTCGTCCAGCACGGGTTGCAGGGAACATCGGCAGTTCGGGTGCAGCGGAGGCCCGTCAATCGCCTCGTAGTCCGCGACCATGACGTTGCCGTCCTTGCCGATGATCTCCGATCCCTGCCCGTAGAACGAATCCTCGAGGCCGACCGCGTTCTTCGAGAACGCATCAGATGCTGCCTCGCAGAACTCGCACGGGTCAGGAGCGAGGAGCCATGTCTTCCCAGTCACGACGCCGGATGACTTCCACGCCTCGACCTCGGCGCTGCGGCTCGCGCGCTGCGCCTCCGTCCTCGCGATCGTGAGCGCTCGGCGCTTCGTCGCGCGCTCGCCGTCGCCGTCCTTCACGGCCCACGTCCGGACGCGCTCGGCGATCTGCGGGATCGTCTCTCCGTTCGCCACGCCGTCGCCGATGACCTTCGAGAACTTGACCGCCGTGTAGCGGTTCACGGAATCGGCCGCGCGGTTCGAGAGGCGGATCGACTCGGTTCGCGCGTATGCCTTGAGATCGTCGCCGCGCTTGTCGAACGTCGCTGGCAGCGCGGCCATCTTCTCGAGCGTGCGCCGTCCGAGTTCGATCCCGGCCGCGAGCGAGTCCTCGAGGTATGGCCGCAGCGCGTCCACGATGTCCTTCCGGTATCGCTTCGACTGGAGGAGCGTCTCGACCTCTGCGGCGAGTTCAGCGGTCGGAGCGTCGGCGCTCTCGATCTTCTGAAGCACGGCGCGGACTTGCTTGTCTAGCACCTTTCCTACGCCGCGGCCGACCTCCTCCTCGCGCTCGGTGATCTTTTCGAACTCGCGGAGGACGTCCTTCCCGGCCTTCGTGAAGACGAACGGCGTCTCGATCTCGTCGGCCTCGATCGCCTTCGTCCAGATCGCATCGAGCGCGATGCGCTTGGCGTCGGTCTTCTTCGGGTGTCCTTCCGGCAGGAGATCGAAGTCCGTCGTGTAGTCCGCGTCCTCCGGCTTGCCGTTGCGGACGAGATAGAGGAAGGCGTTTACGCGAGCGAGCGCCCATTGCTCGCGGCCGACTCCGGTGCGATGACTCGTCGAGAACGCGCCGGCTCCGCGACGGTAGACGGCCTTCAGCATCCCGAGATCGACCTTCATGCCGCGATGCTCGCCGTGCTCGGCGTTGTGCTCCTCGACCTTCGACCGGAGCGCTTCCTCCGTCGCCTCGCTAATCTCGATGCCTCCGCGCGATCCGCTTGCCGATCCCTCCGGGTTGCGATCGCTACCGGAGATGCGCTCGGATGGCTTGGCCGGCGGATCGCCGCCGCCGTTCTTCTCGCAGCATCCGCAGGACTTTTTCTTGCGCTCGGCGTTGCGCTCGCGCTCGCGGTTGAACTCCTCGACCTTGCGCCGCGCCCATGCCCATCCGTCGTCGCCGCCCCATCCGTTCCACGCTTGCCAGCCTTTGCCCTGCTCGTCCCAAGTGCTGCCCTGCTTGTCGACTTCGTGACGCTCGAAGTAGGCGAGCATCCTGCGGATCGTGTCTTCGGAGAGAGAGACGCGGTTCGCGAGGTCGCGAGCGCGAGCGATGCCGACTGCGGTCATGCCGCGCTCGGACTCCGGCTTCCGCGCTCGAACCTCGAGCGCGCGCCGCGCGTTGTCTGCGACGCCCTGCGGCGGCCGCGTGTCGATGTCTCCGAGCGCCTTGACGTCGGCGGCGTCGAAAGCCTTGGACGCGATGCCGAGCGACGTCGACGCCTCCTCGAGCGACTTACCCTCGCGGCACATCGAGTACGCGATCGCGACGGCCTGATCCTGCGGGTAGCCCTCGTCGAGCAACTTCGGGATCTTCTCCGACACGCAGTCCGAGAGCGCATCCTTGCGCTCCGGCTCCAGCATCGGTTCCCAAGTGAGCGCCGCGTTCTGCGTCGGCTCCGCGGCCTGCGGAGGATCGTCGAGATCCGGAGCGGCGTCGAGAGGCCCGACGAGTCCGTCAGGACTTGCGGACGCCATTCCGAGCGGAGCGGCCGGAGCCGGCCCTCCGAGCGGCTGACCGTTGACGAGAAGCGCGTCGGCCATCTCGTCCTCGATCGGCTCGAGTCCCTCACGCATACGCGCCTCGTTCGCCGTCATGATTCCGCCGGCGACCATCGAGCGCAACTTCTCAAAAGCGAAGCGCTCGTCCTCGGAGACGGGGTTGTCATACGCGAGGAACGCATCGTCCTCGATGCCGAAGAGAGGCAGGAGGTTCTGGTTGAGCGTCTCCTCGTCCATGCGAAGGAGCGGCAGGATCGTCGTCTGCTTCCATGACGCGAAGCCGACCGTCGCGCTCGCGAGGTTCGGATCGTTCGCCTTGAGCATCGACACGGGGACGCCGAACACGGCGGCGATCTCCTCGACGATCTGCTCGCGGCCGGCGAGATCCTTCGGCGGGAACGAGAGCGGCTTGAGGTCGATGTCCGCCGTCGTCGTGAGGAATCGCCCGGTGCGCTTCGAGCCGCGCAACTTCTCGTCGATCGATACCTCGAGGCGCTCGAGTTCATCCGGGTGCGCGTTCGACTTGACGACGAGAAGGTAGTCCGGTCGCGCCTTGTTCGCGAAGAACGCGACGTCCATCTCATGGATCGCCTCGTTCGCCATCGTCGCGCCCCACGCGGCCTCGACCTTGCCCATGCCGTAGTAGAGATCGGACGGGTTCGGCCTGCGGAAGTGAATCACCTCGTCCGGCGCGTAGAAGTTCTCGCGCTTCTGCTCCTCGGTCGCGCCGTAGCGATAGCCCTTGACGAACTCCTCGCCCTTCTGTCCTGGCATGATCTCCACGAACTGCGACGGCATCGTCCACAACTCGACCGGGATCTTGAGCGCAGGGTCGATGACCGGATGGACGTAGGCATTGCCCGTCAACTCGCCGAAGAGGATGCGAAGGACGGTCGCATCGAATCCGTTCTGGTACGGGTTGACCTTCGAGAGCAGCGTCAGGATCGGATGCGAGTCCTCGACAACCTCGTATTCGTCGCCGTACTCCGCGGCCTTCGTCATCGCGTAGCGGCTCGGCAACTGCTCGAGCGATCCGCCAAGGTACGCCTTCGTCCGACGCGACGCCGCGCGAGTCCTCCAGACCTTCGTGCCGGCGCTTCGGTTCTTGACGTACAGACGAAGTGGTTGCGACGCGACCGCAACGGCGTTGAGATTCGCCGCGGCGTAGATCCATGAGCGATACGCGAGGACGGCGGATCGAGTGTCGAAGGTCGCTCGCTTCGTGTCCTGACCGCGCAGGATCGTCATAGAGGAGGACTGGTACTTCTCCGACGAGAACGCGGCCTTGATCCGTGCGAGTAGGTTCATTTAGATGACCTTGAGGATAAGAGGACGGCGCGAGCGACGCGCGAGGACGGCGAGCGCGAGCGCGCACACGCCGTCGTCGTGGCCAACGGTCGCCTCGTAGGAGACTGCCCTTCCCGAGTATCGGAAGCCGAATGCCTCTAGTTCACTCCGAAGCCATCCATCCGGGAATCGAATCTCTCCAGTCGAGATTGCGATTTGCAATCCTTCCATCAGTTGTTGCTTGCTATTGCTTGTGAACTTGAATCCCTCGACGCGCCGGCAAACCTTGCGAAGATCCTCGACAATCGGATCGCCGACGCCGCTCGAGTCGATCTGCGCTGGGGTCGATCCGATCATGCGCGCGATACGTTCTCTTGTCACGTTCCATGGCGCCTGCCATCGGTCGAGCCTGCACACGCGGCCCTCGGCGTCGAGAGCGACGGCGACCGTCCAGTCCTGCGACTTCGCGAGATCGACGCCCCAGCACTCCGGCTCGGCGGTCGAGAGAGGAGAGACGCAGGATCGGATCGCATTCAGGCCGAACGGGTTGCCGCCGTCCTCCGCAGGGATGCCCTCGATCTCCTGATCCGCGACGGACTTCGGCAGACTCGCGCGCATGGCCTCGACCTCCTCCGGATCGAGGAACGGATTCGCGCCCGAGCCGATGCGGAACGCGGCCCACTCGCCGGACGTGTCGCCCTCGGCCTCGAGGAAGAGACGATGGAAGTCCCCGGTGCCCTTCGGCGTCCCGGCGAAGATCGCGCGGCCCTTGCGATCGGCGAGCGTTGGCCGGATCGCCGCGTGCCAGATGGATCGGAGGTTCACGACGAATCCGGCCTCGTCGACGGCGGCGAGATCGTAGAAGCGGCCGCGGCCGGCGTCCTCGTCCTCGAGCGTCCAGAAGTCGAGCGAGCCTCCGGTCGCGAACTCCATGCGGCGCTCGACGCGATCATGCCTCGCGATGACCGGAGCGAGCGCGCGCTCGAAGTCGCGCGTCGGCTCGGCGAGGTACTTGTAGGACGGCGCGAACCAAGCGCACTTTCCTCCGCGAAGTGCGGCATCCATGACGCAGAACTCCTCGAACTTCGTCTTCCCCCATCGGCGTCCGATCTCGAGGACGTTGAAGCGACGGAGCCGGCGGAAGACGTCGAGTTGCGATCGGTGCAGCGCGGACGCCGCGGTCGGGAACCGGATCTTCAAGCGGTGTCCGCGAGCCGAGGCTTCGGCAGATCGAACGGCTCGATCGTCACAACCTCCTCGCGCCTCGTCTCGTCGATCTTCTCGCGCTGGCCGAGATGCTGCTTTCCGAGCCAGATGAGCATCGGCACGGAGCCTTCCTTCGCCTTCTCGTACTGCCAGCGTCGCAGCGACATCCGCATCTCATGGTATCCGCGGTCGATCTCCGCTCGCGCCCTGCGCTTGATCGTCGCGACGGAGACTCCTGCGATGCTCGCGATCTCGTCGAGCGTGCATCCGATCCGCGCGAGCGACTGGACGAGAGGAAGGTTGATCTCCGCTCTCGGCCTACCCACGGGTCGCCTTCTTTCCGGTCAGCGTCTCCCACCGCTTCACGATGACATCGCAGTACGCGGGGCTGATCTCCATCCCGTAGCACTTGCGGCCAAGTTGTTCGGCGGCGATGAGCGTTGTGCCAGAGCCGAGGAATGGATCTGCGATCAGATCGTCCGGTCTTGAATGCGCGGATATGAGCCGCGAGATCATCTCAACTGGCTTCGGAGTCGGATGCCCGTGTCGATCTTCACCCTTCGGCGCTGTCATATGCCAGACATCGGTGAAGTTTGCACCTTGCTGCGCGTCGAACTCTCTCCGCTGCGCGTCGAACTCTCTCCGCTGCGCGTCGAACTCGCTCCGCTGCGCGTCGAACTCGCTCCGCTGCGCGTCCCATTCTCCGATCTCAACTCCACGAGAACGGAACAGCGGCCTCATCTTCGCCCATGCTTCCCTAGTAGGCAGCGCCCATTGGGACTTCGTGAAGTAATGTCCAGCCATCCCATTTTTCCCAAGAACCGCGTCGATTTCCTTCATCGAAAGTCCGGCCTGCTTCTGCCATCCTGCCAGCCTTTCGATGATGTTCGCATATGCCGAGCGTGAAGCGATATGTGCGGTCTTTGCATTGAACGACGCAAGAAGCGCATCCGGTGAGTGCTGCTTCTCGCAGATCAGAAGACGCTCGCTACGCGGCCTCCACCTCCGCATCTCCTCGACTGACTGCTTTGATCCAAGGTCGGTTCCCTTCCACCAGACGAGATGGTTGAAGACTGCAAAGTGCTCCCGGAGCAGCCCCTCAATATGCCAAGCGTAATCAGGAGCGCACCACCATGCAGCGGTTCCACGGTCGAGGATAGTTGGTGCCCATATCCTGAAGACGTTCCTGAGAAAGTCTAGGAAGCCTTCGTATCCATCGAAGTCGTTGTCCCATTCCGCATCAACCTTCTGGAAATATGGCGGGTCTGCCATGATGAAAGATGCTTTTTCACCATCAAGAATGCGCGCGACATCCTCGGACTTCGTGGAGTCGCCGCAGAGAAGGCGATGCTCGCCGAGAAGCCAAAGATCGCCCGTCTTCGTGATCGGCTCCGATGGCGGCTCTGGAACCTCGTCCTCCTCGACTTCGGTCGGAGCCGTAAGCGCCTCGATGTCCTTCATGTCGAAGCCTGTCGCGACCGCGAGTTCCTCGTCCTCGATCTGGAGCGCGGCGAGCGTCTGCGCCAGCACGTCGTCGTCCCACTCGGCGAGTTCCGATGTCCGGTTGTCCGCGATCGCGTAGGCCGTCGCCTCAGCGCCAGCGAGCGGCGAGCGGACGATCGCGATCTCCTTCCAACCGAGCGCCTTCGCCGCGGCGAGCGTTCCGTTGCCAGCGCGACAGACGCCGTTGGCGTCGACGACGATCGGCTTCTGCTGACCGAAGCGCGCGAGGCTCGACTTGATCGCGGCGAGGTTCTTCTCGCCGTGCCGTCGCGCGTTCGCCGGGTCGAACTGGATCGTCTCGATCTTGACCGTCTCGGTCTTCATTGCGCCTCCTCCCGGTTCAAGCGATCGGCGATCTCAAGATGCTGCGCCTCGTTCATGCTGCGGAGTTCGGCTCCGATCGCGGCCGCGTTCCTGACGTTGACGAGCGACGGATGCACCCACCAGTCCTCGGTCGGCAGGACGTGGAACATCTTCTTCCCGTCCTCGGTGTTGAACTGCCCGAGCATCCGAATATCCTCGACGACGCGAATGTAGCCGTAGCCTTCGAGGATTCCGCGCATAGCGTTCTTGATCGAGCGCGGACGGCGGTAGACGTCGTGCTCGCAGCATATGACCGCGAAGCGCACGTCCTCGAGCGGAAGCCCGACGAGACATGAGAGCGTGAGTTCCGGCGGCTCGAGGTCGAGAGAGAGGAAGTCGATGATCCCTTCCGATCCGGCAAGAGCACGGATAGCGCCAGGGAGGTTAGGGTCGAGCGCATCGTAGAAGAAGTTGTTACCCGTGCGCTTCGAGAGGAACTCCGCGGCGAGTTCGACGTCCTTCTCAGCGGCGATCCCGCTCCAGCCGTACTCGACCTCGAGGCGGAACGTGTTCGAGCCGTTCGCGTAGTGGCCAGCCCCGAGGTCGACGTAGGTTCCGTCGCGCTTGCGTCCCGTGCAGAGCATCACGAACGCATCCTGCATGGCCTGAGATCCGACCTGTCCTTCGTTCTCCATGATGTGCCTCCTATGCCGCGAGGATCGCATCTCGGCGTTCCTGCGTCAAGATGGCGACGGAGACAAGGTAGTCCATGCCGGAGATCGTGACTGGATCTCCCGTGTCGATCTCCTGCGCTGCCTGCGCGAACGAGAGCAGTCGCCAGACGGCCGAATCGTGGACGGCGTATGACCGGACGAGTTCAAGTTCGGCGTCCGTGAAGCGGCCGAGGAACTGGTAGGAGGTGAATCGCTGCGCCCGGAACGTCCACCCGTCGAAGATCGCGTTCACGCGAGCGGTTCCGTCGTCCCGGACGCATCCGTCCGGACGCGCGTCGGCCTCGATGATCTCGAGGACGATCCCGGCCGAGTCAATCCGCGCCCATCTCATCGAGTCACCTCCTGCCGAAAGTCGAGGTAGTCGATGTACATCGCTCGGCTCGTCGTGCCTGCCGACTTGATTATCATGGCATTGAGCCCGATGTAGGTCGATGTCCCGCTCTGGAGTTGAGCGTCGACGGTCGCGCAAGGCGTTCCGTTTATGACGTAGACCGTTTTGGTCGCGTCCGCGTTCACAAAGGCTTCGAGGGTGTACCAAGTTCCGGCGGCGACGGTCACTCCGAGATCCGTCTGCGTAACGCTCGTCAGATAGTCGACGGTGTACGCTTGCCACTTTCCCGAGTTCAAGTTGTCGCGATAGCGGAAGTGGACTCCGTAATTGTCCGTGATCGCAGTCAGAGATGTTCCCATCCCGACTTTGATTCCGTAGCGGTTCGTCGCGTCGGATAGGCTCGACGGAGTTCGGATCACCGCGCAGAACGAGAGCCGACCGAAACCGGGAACGATCTGGTCGGAGACTGGAGAGATGACGTTCGCGCGTCCGGTCGTGCTCGTTCCGGTTTCGAGACTCGCGATCCCGTACCTGTTTGACTGCGCTCCGAGAGTTCCGATGACAGATGTGAAAGAAACGGCGGCTCCTGTTGTTCCGCTCGTCGTCGTCGTGAAAGGAGCCGCCGTTGCGAGTTCGGACGCTTGGAAGATCGCCTGTCGCGGGTTGAGGAGGTCGACGGGATCGGGGACGATTCGGTTCATCGCTTGCCTCGCGCTCTGTCAAAGCCCCACTCACGCTCGAACGCCTCCATCGCGGACGGATGGACGCGGCGCTCCCGCGAGCCGGGTAGCCGGATTCCGACGAGACGTCCCTCGTCGATCCACTTCGTCGCCGTCCTCATCGCGACGCCGAGCCTCTTCGCTACGTCGCCCGTCGTCAGCCACCGGACACCGAGTTCGCCCTCGGCGTCGAGCCTGCCGATCCTGCTTCGCGCCTTACTCGTCGACATAGGAAGGCGGGACGATGTACGTCCCCTCCGGGATCTCGACCTCGTTCGCGGAGAGAGTCCACTCGCCGGCCTCGCGGACGTAGACGCGCCCGGAGACGCCGGGGCCGACCCGGATCGGCGACGACTCAGGGACGAGTACCGTCCGGGGGCCGCAGCCGCTCGCGAATGCGAGCGCCAGCGCGACGGAGTAGGTTCGGATCTTTCTCTGCATCGGTTGCCTTCCTGCCTGCCTCGAGGCGCTTCGCAAGCCAGTCTAGGACTCCGAGGAGGATGCGCGCGAGGAAGTCAGGCATCCTCGCCCTCGAGCGCTCGGACGCGCGCGCGAAGCGAATCGATCTCCTTCGCGGCCTCTGCCAACTCCTCGCGCACGTCGCGCCAGACGGAGAACGTCGGGAGATTCGAGAGAAGCCGAAGTCGCTCGACGCGATCGCTCGCGCCTCGCAGCGTGTCTTGATAGCGGACGGATGCCTCGATCCATCCGTGATCGGTCATCGGATGCCTTCCTGCTGCGAGGATACCTTCGCGTCGCGCGCGAGGATGAGGCCGACCCCGGCCATGACCGCGGCGGCGACCGCGCCCCAATCGGCTGCGGTCGAGACGTCACCGTCGAGTTCGGCCTTGAGCGCGCCGGCGACGGCGACAAAGATCGCGAGGATGCCCGTCGTCGTCGTGCGCCAGGATGCCTTCGAGATGAGGTTCATGCGGTTTCCTTTCAGCGGACTCGGGACTCGAGCGACTGTAGTCGGCGCTGGATGTCCTCGAGGGTGCGGGTGTGGGTTGCGTCTGTCACGGCGGCGGAAGCCTGCGCCCTCGCGAGGTCATTCACGGTCGCGGCGAGTTTGTCGATGTCCGTTCGCGCGACGGCGATCTGCTCGGACTTCGCGCCCATCGAGAATAGCATTGCTCCGAATCCGACGATCATCGTCGCGATCTGTCCGATTCCGATTGCGGTCGAGAGGCCGCTCTTCTGAGATTCCGCCATGCCTCGCATATCGGCATGGGGTGGGTTCCGCTCCCGTCCGCCCGTTTTACTGCGAGGTCAGAACAAGCCGAGCCTCGACCGGGTGCGGCCGAGGCTCGATCCCGAGAGAGGCGGCTCGGGAACCGGAGGATATGAAAACACGCCGCCCGGAACAACCGGACGGCGCGCGGGTAAGAAAAGATCAGGAGAAGAGGCAGCCGGCCAGACCGAACGCGAGGAAGAGCATGACGATCAGCCAGAGGACAAAGAGTCCGACGATCTCGCGGACGGTGGGGAGGATTCCCTCCTCGCGATCCGAGTGCATCTCGTCGAGTCCGTCGTTCATTCCGTCCTCCGGAGGATGATCTCGACGCGCGGGTTCTCCCGGTCGACCTCAATCCGGACGGGGAGGTGCGTCAAGTCTGCGTCGTCCTCGACTACGCCAGCGGCGGCGATGCCGTCGAACGCGGCCTTGAGCGATGCTAGCAAGTTATCCCGGTCGCGTCGACGGCGGTCGCGGAACCAGAACGTCGCCTGCGCCTCGGCGGACTTCCACGCGCGCGGGTAGCGCTGCGCGAGGGAGAACGAGAACGCACGGTACGCCTTGACCGATCGAGCCTTGGCCTGCCAACAGACGCGAGCGTTCGGCGAGAGCCGACGATCTGGAAGCGGGAGGACGACGCCGATCTCCATGCCGTCAGTCGTCGCCCATACACCGGAACGCATTCGAACGGTCGGTATCGCGTCTCGCATCCAACAACCGGACGAGAGTTCCGGTTCCCTCGCGCCATGCTCTCCATGCGTGGACTTCGCGCCGGAGGATGTTCGCTTCGCGCGTCGCCGCGTCGATCTGCTTCCGGAGTTCGGCGTTCCGGATGATGAGTCCTTCGCGGTCTTCATGCGTCTCGCTCATGCTTTCCTTCATCGGCGAAAAGATATGACCAACCTCTCGCGCCGGCCTCCTCGATGCGCGCGCGGACATCGCCGTATTCACGGAGGCACATCTCGTCCAGATACATTCGCCTCGCCTCGTCACGCTCCT